GCAGGCCAAAACCCTGCGGGCTTTTTTATTGGACACGAAAGATGATTTCTGAAGACTTGAAAAAGATGCTCGCTTCGCTCGGCGTGAGCGCTGAAGAGCTGAAAGATGCTGCGCTTTATCGAGCGCAGGCGTGGCTTGACGACCAGAAAACCTCACTTGATACGGAGACACGGAGAAAGTGTCGCATGTTCTGGGGGGCTGTCTGCATCGTGTCGTCGGCTCTATGTTGCATCGCGGGATGGTACCTCCACGCTTTTGTGGGGTAATTCATGCTCCACGATCTACTCCCAAAAACTGTCGAAGGTGCGCTGGCAGTACTTGGCGGTTGGCTAGGTCTGATTTGGAGCGCAACACTTCAGAACGTCGCTCCCCTTGCATGGTGGTTTGCGATCTTTGTGATCGCTGACCTCATCACGGGCGTGTGGGCAGGAATTAAAACTACCGGCTTTTCTTCGAAGACGTTGTATTCCGGCATGGTGAAGAAAGGGATTGCCTTTTTCATCATCATATTGGCACATGGGCTCGACGTGAGTTTTTGGTATGTGCTCAAAGATCTTCCTGTCTTTCAGTCGGTCACGCTCTGCGCGTACTGCTGCGGCGAGTTTGGGTCGATCGTGGAAAACATTGAGCGTGCTGGATACGGCGACGCTTTGCCGCCCGCTTTAAGAAAGATCTTTATGACGCTGGAAGAAAGACTGACCAATGCAGTTGATAAGAAACTCGACGCTGTTGGTCTTGAAGACAAGGAAGATAAAAAATGAATTTTGATAGTTATAGCTACGAACTAGCTATGCCTTTCGTTAAGGCTGAAGAGACATTGCGCCTCAAAGCATACAAGTGTCCGAAGGGGGTTTGGACTATAGGTTGGGGCCACACGGGCGGCGTCAAAGAGGAAGACACCTGCTCCAGAGAGCAGGCCGAAGCATGGATTCGCAGTGACTTGCAGTCTGCACAAACCGGCCTTGCAAAGTACATCAACGTCCCTGTTTCAGCAAATCAGTTCATTGCGCTGCTGAGCTTGGCATACAACATGGGCGCTGAGGGCGTTGTTCAAAAGTGCCCCAAGATGCTGCGCGCACTCAATGCTGGCGATTACGAAACTGCCGCCAATGAGTTTTTGGACGTTACTAATGGGGGGCTGGCGGGGCTTGTTGCTCGTCGTCGCAGAGAAGCGGAGTTGATGCGTCAGGGGTGAGTATGCTCATAGCGCCCCATGAGCACCAAAAAGCAAAGCCGCGCGGATCGCCTTCCGTGCGGCTTTTGGTGTCTAAAACAAGAGACTTAGGAATATTTTACATGAAATCCAAAGAGCAACTGATGAAACTCGATAAAACGATCACGTTCTGGAAAGGGTTTGCGAGTGGCTTCGCTACAGCTGTGATTGGTGTGGCGGGGCTTGTGGCGCTTATTAACTATTTAGTTCAGATTACCCAAGCGGTGAAATCATGATGGAGCCGAATTTTACGTTGCAAGCGGCGTTCGTTTACGGCGTTCTGATCGCTTTCGGCATCCTCTTTGCATTGCTCTTGGCGGCGAAAGTAGTTAAGGCTTGGCGGGATGCTCTTAAATGACAAATTGGTTGAAATATGCCGCTGTCACGATGCTTGTATTCGTGGTGTTTGCGGCGGGCTATCAGCTGGCTTCTGCGCGCGGGGATGCGGCTCT